TAACACAACCACTGTTCGTGTTCTGAAGAATAGATACGCAGGTGAAACAGGTGTTGCTACTTATCTTCTATATGATAAGGACAGTGGACGTATGCAAGAGATTGAGAATCCTTTTGAAGTAGATGAGGACACAACAGACATAGGAGATTACCTATGATTGAAGTAATTGTATCAGACGATATTAAACAAAAGGCTAAGAAAAAAGCACAGGACTTGGGAAACTTAAATAATTCTATTACAAAAGGTGATGGTAATATTTCTGGATTTATTGGTGAATTTATAGCCGCAGAAATAATGAGTGGTGATGTTCATAATACTTTTGATTATGATGTTGTTTTAAAAGACGGTACAAAAATTGATGTGAAAACAAAAAGAACAACAGTTAAACCAAAAGATTTTTATGAGTGTAGTGTTGCTAAATATAATACCAACCAAAGATGTGATGGTTATGCTTTTGTTCGTGTTAAAAATGATTTATCTATTGGTTGGTTCTTAGGTTATCTTCCTAAAGATAAATATTTTAAAATAGCAAAACATTTAAAGAAAGGAGATATTGATCCTTCAAATAACTTTGTTGTCAAAGCAGACTGTTACAATGTAAAGATATCAGAATTAGACATAGGAGATTACTTATGAGATTAGAACCTATTGCAGGTGCTGTCAACATCCCATTCTCTAGACAGAGATATGATGCTGCAGACAGCCCTGCTAAAAAGAAGATCATTGAATACCTTGTGTCTAATGGTCATGAAATTCTTGATGCAAAGGAAGATTTTTCTGTTGACATTAAGAGTAAAAAAGCAGATAATACATACTTTAGTGAAGTAGAGATTAAGTTCTCTTGGAAGGGTGATTGGAATCCTAACTGGACAGAGATAAGGATTCCATACAGGAAACATAAACTAATAAATAAAGTACACAGTTTAGATAGTCGTCCTTTCTTTAACTTCTATATACTTCGTAGTGATTTAGATTATGCATGGCGTATTAAAGACTATATAGTTGAACAAGCAGAAGTAAAAGAAGCAAAAGGAAGATACATTCAAAAGGGTGAACATTTCTTTCATATACCATATAACAAAGCGGAGTTGATAAAGTTATGAAAAAGTTAGCGGTAGATATTGAAACAGATGACTTGAATGCTACTGTAATTCACTGTATCGCCGCACAAGATGTCGATTCGGGACAGGTATTTACATTTCATGGCGATAATGTGTCTTCCTTTCCTACACTAGCCAGTCAATATGACACATTCATTATGCATAATGGTGTGTCTTTTGATGCACCTGTTCTGAATCGGCTGACAGGTAGCAACATAAAAGTAAAACAAGTTCGTGACACACTAATACTGTCACAACTTATTGATCCATCCATAGATGGTGGACATTCATTAGATGCTTGGGGAAATCGTTTAGGTTTTCCTAAGATAGAGTTTTCAGATTTCTCTGAGTTCAGTGAAGAAATGCTGAAGTACTGTGTGAACGATGTAAAACTGACGGTGAAGTTGTACACACATATGCTTCCTATGCTGAAGAAGTTTTCAGCAAAGAGCATACAACTTGAGCATTCCATTCGTGCCATTGTAGATCAACAAGAACGAAATGGTTTTTCACTGAATGTTCGTGAAGCGTCCTGTCTGGTGGCAAGACTTTCACAAGAAGCTGCAGAGATAGAAGAAGAAATGCAACAGATCTTTCCACCTATTGTTGAAGAACGATACTCAGAGAAAACGGGCAATAGATTGAAAGATAAAGTTACAGTATTCAACCCCGGATCTAGACAGCAGATTGCTAATCGTTTGATAGAGAAGGGATGGAAGCCTAACAACTTTACACCTACTGGACATCCAATTGTGGATGAAGGCACACTAAAGAATGTGGACATTCCAGAGGCACAAAAGATTGCACAATATCTTCTATTACAAAAGAGAGTATCACAGATCCAGTCATGGCTTGATGTCGTACAAGACGATGGTAAAGTACATGGTAGGGTCATTACTCTCAAGGCTATCACTGGAAGGATGGCACACCACAGTCCAAACATGGCACAGATTCCTGCCGTATATTCCCCTTATGGTAAGGAGTGTCGTTCAGTATGGACTACGACAAGCCCTAAATACAAATTGTTAGGGTGTGATGCATCTTCTCTGGAACTTCGGTGTCTGGCGCATTACATGGGCGATGCTACATTCACAGAAGAAGTGGTAGGTGGTGACATTCATACCGCCAACCAAAGAATGGCAGGGTTACAAACTCGTGACCAAGCCAAGACCTTTATCTATGCCCTCATCTATGGAGCAGGACCTGCTAAGATTGGTTCTATCGTAGGTGGCGGTTCAAAGGAAGGTAAGATAATCATGGATAGGTTCATGAAGAATATGCCAGCGTTACAACTCTTGCGTGATAGGGTTGATCGTGCAGCAGGTAGTGGATACATCCGTGGTCTTGATGGTAGGTTGTTAAAAGTAAGACAGCAACATGCCGCCGTTAATCTTTTGCTTCAGGGAGCAGGTGCTATCATCTGTAAAGAATGGTTACGGCAAATAACACTAATGGCGCAACGAGATTTTAATTATAATCTTGTTGCGTCAATACACGATGAGTATCAGTTTGAAGTTCAAGAAGATCAAGTTGAACGATTTGGTTTCCTTACAATGACAGCAATGAAGCGTGTTGAAAAAGAACTGAGTGTTAACTGTCCATTGGATAGTGAATATAAAATTGGAAACAATTGGGCTGAAACTCATTAAATAGTTATTGACATAGTATTCTGTGTCATATATAATAGTAGGACATTTACAACAGCGACAAGGTTCGCACAGACAAAGGAGTAATAATATGAACGTACTTAGTGGTAAGGCTTATTGGACATCAATCTCTTCACCTAACACAACATTTGAGCCAGTATGGTGTGTAGACTTGTGTCTTACTGGAGATCAATTAGCTAAAGCAAAAGCGATGGGTCTTCCAATTAAGAACAAGGGCGATGATCGTGGTGACTTCGTTAAGATCAAACGTGATGTGAAACGGAAGAACGGAGCAGAGAACCAACAACCTGCATTGAAAGATGCACAGAAGCGTGACATGATTGGCACTCAAGTTGGTAATGGTTCAGATGTTAATGTTGCATTCAAAACCTACAATTGGGAGTATGCAGGTAACAAAGGTGTAGGTACTGACCTTATGGCAGTACAGGTTATTAACCTTGTTCCCTACGGTGGTAGTGAGGATGATGCATTTGATGTTGTTCCAGATGGCTTCGTGTCAGAAAATGGTGACGATGCGTTTGCTTCCTTAGATGATGACATTCCATTTGGTAATGTATCAGTAGCATCCTAACCAACAACATCAATCGGGAGCAGTACATTTTGTTTAATGACTGTGGGCTGGCTTGTGTTCGGGTGGGTACGCCAGTGTTTTTTAGAAAGGATATACTATGACTGACTATAAGAAAATGATAGAAGAGTATGAAGAGGAAGAACGCAACCATAAGAATAAAATGGTTGATCATCCACCACACTACAATCAGTCTGGTATTGAATGTATAGATGCTATTCAGGCAGCCACAGAATATGGCTTTGAATATTATCTTCAGGGTAACATCATGAAATATATCTGGCGTTATAGATATAAGAATGGTTCTGAAGATTTAAAGAAAGCAAAGTGGTATCTTGATAAACTAATTAGTATAAAGGAAAAAATGTAATGGCTAACATTGACACACTAATCTCTGACATATATAAAACATTAGAAGAAGGTATCAATGTTCACACGGTGCAGAACCGTGATGCCCTTCATAAGTTTGCTAATGCTATTGCTAAGTCTGTTTCTAGATCTTTGAGTGAAGAAGATAAGAAACAGAGAGCAAGTAAGAATTTACGTATGTCTCAGATTGGAAAACCAGACAGACAATTATGGTATGATATTAAATCAGACCTAGAACCAAAACCAATCACTGGACAGACGAAACTTAAATTCTTGTATGGAGATATCCTTGAGTCATTAGTGATCCTTTTAACAGAAGTATCTGGGCATGAAGTATCAGAGGAGCAAGGAGAGGTAGAGATAGAAGGTATCAAAGGACATAAAGATTGCCGCATTGATGGTCTTCTTGTTGATATCAAGTCTGCATCTTCCTATTCCTTCAAGAAGTTTAAGGATGGTACACTAAGTAACGATGATCCATTTGGTTACATTGCACAGATCAGTGGTTATGCAGAAGCAAGCAACGATAAGAAAGCAGGTTTCTTAGCTATTGATAAATCAAACGGTGAACTTACTCTTCTAAAGATTGAAGATGTACATATGATCAATGCATCAGACAGGATTAAAAGTGTAAAGAACATTGTAGCACAGCCAACGCCACCAGAACGGTGTTACCCAGATGAGCCTGATGGTAAGTCTGGTAATAGAAAACTTGCTATTGGTTGTGTATTCTGTCCTTATAAAGAACAGTGTTGGTCAGATGCTAATGGTGGCGTAGGACTAAGAACATTTAAATATTCAAATGGTATTAGACATCTTACTCATGTTAGTAAAGTGCCTGATGTTGAGGAGATAACCCTTGGCTAGAAGACACAAAAGACCAAAGGATCACCAGTACAGATCTAATTCAGAATTTAATACTGCACAAGTCCTCATTAAAAATAACATAGACTTTCTCTATGAAACTCAACAGATATCATACACATGGGTTGAAGATAAAAGATATATACCAGACTTCATTCTTCCCAATGGTATTATTCTTGAGGTGAAGGGAAGGTTTATGTTAGAGGATAGAAAGAAACATCTATTCATACGTGAACAGCATGGAGATGAATACGATATTAGATTTGTTTTTGATAACCCTAACAGAAAATTATACAAGGGTGGTAAGATGACATATGGAGATTGGTGTGATAAGCATGGGTTTCTATATTGCAAACAGGGAGAAGGGATTCCGAAAGAATGGTTCAATGTTAGAAAAAGAAATAGT